ATACTTTCTGCTGTTGTCCACAGAGGCACTACAGATTTTAGTATGTCAAGAATAAGTAGAGATGCTTATTTGTCTACTCCAAGTAAGACCACTACTGGAAGACCAACTCAGTTTTTCCTTGATAGGCAAATTACACCAAATTTAAAAATATGGCCAACACCAGAAAATAGCACAGATACGATTGTATATGATGCTCTAACAAGAATACAAGATGCAGATTCTGCTATAAACACAATGGAAATACCATTTAGATTTTATCCTTGCCTAACTGCTGGTCTTGCCTACTATATAGCTATGAAAAAAGCTCCTGATAGAATACAATTATTAAAAAGCGTTTATGAAGAAGAATTTGAAAGAGCTATAGGAGAAGATAGAGACAGATCTTCTTTTACTGTAACACCTCAATTAAGTTTTTATAAGGTAGGATAATGGGAGCTTTTGCGTCTGGTAAACACGCTTATGGATTATCAGATAGATCTGGATTTAGATACAGATTAAAAGATATGCGTAAGGAATGGACAGGATTATTAGTAGGCAAAGATGAGTATGAGGAGAAGCATCCTCAATTAACTCCTCCAAAAGTTTCAACTGATCCAGAGGCTATAAGAAATGCTAGACCAGACAATGATGATGATTTTACTGTTTTTACTATTTATACAAACACAGATTTAGGTATAATAGGTTCTAAATTAAACACTTTTGAAGCTACATCTTCTTTAGGCAGCGTAACGGTGAGTATAACATAATGGCATGGACATTAACTACATTAACTCAATCTATTAAAGATTGGACAGATAATTCCGAAGCAACATTTGTTGCAGAAATACCTTTTTTTATAACGAATGCAGAAGAACGAATATTTAAATCTATAGATTTAGAGTATTTTCGTAAAAATGCTTCTGGATTATTCACTAGTGGTAATAAGTTTTTGTCTATGCCTAGTGATTATCTTTCTTCTTTTTCTTTAGCTTTTGTAGACTCTAGTGGCAATACTAATTTTCTTTTGCAAAAAGACGTAAGTTTTTTACAGCAATACACACCTGGTGGAAATTCAACAACAGGAAATCCAAAGTATTATGCACCTTTTGACTTTGAAACTTTTATTGTTGCACCGACTCCTGATGCTAATTATACAGCAGAACTGCACTACTTCTATAGACCAGCTTCAATAACAACAGACAATACTGGTACAACGTGGATAGGTGACAATGCTACTGATGCTTTATTATACGGTTGTTTAGTTGAAGCCTATATTTTTATGAAAGGTGAAGGAGACGTAATTAAAATGTATTCCGATAGATATGCAGAAGCTCTTTCTAGGTTAAAAAATTATGCAGAAGGAATGGAAGACAAAGACGCTTTCAGAGCAGGAAAATTACTAAAGCCAAGAACATGAGTAATTTAAAAAATAAAACAATAGCCATAGTCGGTTTAGGAAATACTTTTGCAGAATACATTCTTGCTAAAACAAGAAGTGATGCTTTTGATGAAGTATGGGCTATAAACGCAATGTCTTCTGCTATTTTCCATGATCGTGTTTTTATGCTTGATCCAGCATCTCGTTTTTTAGATGGAGAAATGGCTGGAAAACAAACAAATGTAATGAAAGAAAGATTATTACAAAAATTAAATATTCCTATTTATTCTTGTTGTTTAGACAAAAGATGCCCTGATGTAGTAGAATACCCTTTACAAGAAGTTTTACAAAAAACTAATTACGCTTACTTAAATAACACAGTTCCTTATGCGATAGCCTTTGCTATATCTCAAGAAGTTAGTAAAATTTGCTTGTATGGGATAGATTTTAGTTATAAAGATGTTCCTCATATGGCAGAAGCAGGTAGAGCTTGCACAGAGTTTTGGTTAGCTATTGCTTCTACAAAAGGAATAAAAATTGAGGTTGCACATAATTCTACCCTTTTAGATACTAATGTGCCAGATGAAGAAAAGCTGTATGGATACCATAGATTAGACGATCCTATAGTTTCTACAGTACATGAAGGAAGTATGTTAATAACAAGAAAATCAAAGTTAGAACCACCAGAGCCATTAGATGCAATTCCAAGAATATATGGTAGAGAGGAAGACACAAGATGACATTTTTTTCAGCAATAGAAGGTAACACTGCTCCTGTTAATGTTATGACTTCTAATAACGGAGGGCTTTCAGACGAACAAATAGCACAAATGGCAACAGATAAGATTGTTGCGGTATCTGAAAATGCTCCAGATGTTATTCGAGATCAAGCTAATGTTTTTAAAGAAAATGTTAAAAAACTTTTGTTTCATTATCTAGTCTTGGCAAGAAAAGAGGAACGTGCTACAATAGTTCATACTATAAGAAATTCAGGCCAAAAAGACTTGGCAGAATATATAAGGAGATTATAATGGCGATAGCACAAGCACTATGCACTACGTTTAAAAAAGAACTTTTAACAGCCACACATAATTTTGCAACTAATGGTAATGCTTTTAGATTAGCGTTATATGCAGAAGGTGGCGGTGGTAAATCTTCTACTACTGCAACATTAGGTGCAGCATCAACGGTATATGTTACAACAGGAGAAGTTGCAAACAGTGGTAGTTATGCTGCGGGTGGTGGTGTTTTAACAAAAGTAGCACCAACAAATGCTGGAACAACTGGTATTACAGATTTTGCAGATTTAAGTTTTACGACAGCTACAATCACAGCTATGGGTGCGTTAATTTATAACGACACATCTTCTAATAATGCTGCTGTGGCTGTATTAGATTTTACAAGTAACAAAACATCAACGTCTGGAACATTTACGATTCAATTTCCAACTGCTGATGCAAGTAATGCTATTATAAGAATTGCTTAACCGAACAATTGTAAGGTAAAATATGGCTAATATAACTGGTTGGGGTAGAGGCACTTGGACGCAAGGATCGTGGAACAGGGCTATTCCTGTTGCTGTCACTCAAAGTGCTGCAACTAGTGCATTAGGATCTGTTGTTGTCGTTCCTTCAAGAGAAGTTCCTGTTACTCAATCAGCATTAACCAGTGCTTTAGGAACAACGAGTTTTGTTGGTAGTGTTTCTGTAGCTGTTACACAAGGAGCTATGACAAGTGCTATTGGTTCAGAAAGTGTTACGGCATCTTCTTTACTTACAGCGGCTACAAACGTAGGAACAAGTGCCGTAGGTACTGTTCATGCTCCAACCTTTTCAATAGGCGTTTTTCCTGTTGGTTTAAGTGCTACTGGCTCTACGGGAGAAGAAAATGTTTGGGGTTTAATAGATACTTCACAAACATCGAACTTTTCAGCTATAACAGTATCACAAACTCCAAATTGGAAGAAAATAGCAGCATAAGGATAAAAACATGGCAAGTACATATGTAAATGATTTAAGAGTAGAAGAAATAGCAGATGGCGAACAATCTGGAACATGGGGAGCTACGACCAATACAAATTTAGAATTAATTGCAGAAGCTCTAGGATATGGCACAGAAGCTATAACAACTAATGCTAACACTCACACTAGTACAATAGCAGATGGGGCTACTGATCCTGTTAGAGCTATGCTTGTAGAATACACAGGAACATTAGATAGTGCTTGTACTATTACGATAGCACCTGATACCATAAATAGAATGCACTTTATTGCGAATGGTACTAGTGGTTCACAAAATATAATTATTAAGCAAGGCTCTGGTAGTGGTGCTGCTATTACTATTCCACCAGGAGACACTAAAGCTGTATATTTAGATGGTGCTGGTAGTGGAGCAGTGGTTGTAGATGTCTTTGCTTCTTTAAGTGTAATTGATTTAAAAGTACAAGGTGATCTTACAGTTGGAGATGACTTATTATTATCAACAGATAGTGCTTTAATAAAATTTGGTGCAGATGCTGATACTATACTAACTCATACTGATGGAACTGGCTTAACATTAAACAGCACTAACAAACTAACTTTTGGTGATGCAGCGAGTTTTGTCCATCAGTCAGGTGATGGTGTTTTGACAATAGCTGGTGAAGCAACCATAGCTTTAACTGCATCAACAGCAGTTACTGTAAGTAATGATGTAAGTGTAGTAGGTAGAGCAGTATCGCCAACAGCACCTGTAGAAAATGATGGGAACATAGATTTAGCAATAGCTAATAATTTTAAGGTTACTCCAGGAGGTGCTTTTGATCTTACTTTTGCAAATCCAGCTATAGGACAGTCTGGTAATATATTGTTTATCAATAGTGGAGGTCATGCAATAGGTGCTGAATCAAAAGTATTAGTTGCGCCAGCAACTTTGACTACAATATCAGCAGCAGGAACATACTTAGTCACTTATTATTGTACTGCAACAAGTGGTGCTAATACTATTTTAGTGACATCTTCAGCAATATTAACGTAGGAAATTAATATGAGTCTTATTAAAAGTACTAATGTAGGAAGTTCAGATGCTCCGTTTTACAATAATATTGTAGGAACATCATTAAGATTTAATGATAATGATGATGCTAATTTAAATATAGATTTTGGTAGTGCTGGTAATAGAAAACTTTGGACTTTTTCTACATGGTTTAAAAGAGCTAATTTAGCTGATGGTACTTTATTTGCTGCTTTTGCATCTTCTTCTGTAAGAGATTGTATAAGAGTTCTTAGTAATGTAATTAATTTTCAATTAGCTGATGGCTCTGAAACATACAATGCTAATTCTACTGCATTACTGCGTGACACAAGTGCTTGGTATCACCTAGTAGTGCAATTTAATTCTGCTGATAGCACAGAAACTAATAGAACAAAAATGTGGATAAATGGGTTGCCCATAACTTTAGCAGAATCTGGAGATGGTATTGCAGCACAAAATGTTAGCTCATCCTTTGGCAATGATAAATATCATACAATAGGTGCTAGGAGGAGTAGTGGAACAGATAATAACTTAGAGTTTGATGGGTATATGGCAGACACACATTATGTTAATGGTGCAGCATTAGACTATACATCATTTGCTGAATTTAAAAACGGGGTACTCATTCCAAAAGCATATAGTGGTTCTTATGGTACAAATGGATTTTATTTTAAGTATGACCAAGTAGGTGTAGGCACAGCATCAACATCAACAATAGGTGCAGACATTAGTGGCAATACAAATCATTTTACATCTAGTAATTTAGTCGCATCTGATTGTGCAATTCCTGATTGTCCAGAAAACAACTTTTGCACTGGTATACCAGGAAATAATTCTGCTCAAGGTGACAATAACGCAGCCACTTATTCTCAAGGAAATTTATCATTTGATACGGCTGGTAACTCAACTCATGGTTTTGGCTCAATGTCCATAAAACCATTTTTAACTGATGGTTGTTATTGGGAAGTAAGGATTGATGGAAAAGATAGTGGTGCTAGAAATTATTTAGGGATAGCTGTACCTAATATATTTGCAGATACTGCTTCTTATGGTTATACACATAAAGCATTGCTTAAAGAAGATGGTGTTATGTATGCTACTCTTGCTACTAATGCTACTGTTACCACTAATCCTTCTACAAAAAATCCATTTGTTAATAATGATGTGGTAGGTGTAGCAGTAAAAGGAACATCAGTATGGTATCATGTAAATGGTGTATATGTGAGGAACGCTTCTAATGCAGTTGGAAATCCGTCTACTGGTGCAAACCCACCTCTTACTGGCGCTCAAGTACCTGAAATAGCAACAGCACACTATTTGCCCCATGCTGGCTATCATGCTTCATACAGTTGGAACTTTGGACAAGACCCAACATTTGCTGGTCTTGAAGATGCTCCAGAAGATGATAATGGTGATGTTGTAGTTTATCAAGATGCGAATGGAATTGGTAGTTTTCAATATCCAGTTCCGACTGGTTTTCTTTCAATGTGTACTTTTAATATGGAAGAAACAACCATAGGCCCTAACTCTGATACACAAGCTACTGACTATTTTAATACAATTCTTTATGCTGGTGATGACGGCACACAAACAATAACTGATGTTGAATTTAAGCCTGATTGGGTGTGGATTAAAAATAGAAATGGCACTTATAATCACAATATTTTTGACTCATCAAGAGGTGCTTTAAAAGTTTTAAATTCCAATCTTTCTGCAGCTGAAAATGCAGGTGGCGAAGGTGATTTAATCTCATTTAATCCATCAGGGTCAATTACTACAAATGGTTTTACAGTAAGACAAACTTCTAATTATGAATTAAGTGATTCAGGTAAAACATATGTAGCTTGGAACTGGAAAGCAAATGGAGGCACAACCTCAAGCAATACAGATGGTACAACAACATCTACAGTACAAGCAAATACAGATGCAGGGTTTAGTATTGTAACTTATGCAGGAAACTCTGCATCTAAAACAGTAGGACATGGATTAAGTTCTGCTCCTGAGTGGGTTATAGTTAAATCAAGAACAGATGCAGAAAGATGGGCAGTATTCCACACATCAATTTCTAATCAGTACATTTATTTAAATGAAACTTTTGCAGGAGAAACTTCAAATGCAGATGAAAGATTTGGAAACAGTTCAAGTGTCGTTGTTCCTAACTCTACTGTAGTTACTCTTGGTGCAAATAATTCAGATGTAAATGAAAATGGTGATAATTATGTTATGTACTGTTTCCACTCAGTAGAAGGCTACTCAAAAATGGGTATCTATACTGGAAATTCTGTTAATGGTGATGGTCCATTTGTATTTTTGGGCTTCAAACCTGCTTGGATTATGATAAAAAGTGCCTCTGCTACTAGTGCTTTTACCTCTTGGGCAATTTACGACAATGTAAGAAAAACTTTTAATGATGATGTTGGTGCTAATTCAAAACCTCTTTTTGCTAATAAAGTTGCTGCTGAAGGTACAAGAGGAAATAATTCATCTACTACAACTGGCAATGCTACTGCACTAGATTTTTTAAGTAATGGCTTTAAGTGTAGAGTTCATTCTGATGAAATAAATCAAAGTAACACCTACATCTACATGGCATTTGCCGAACAACCATTTAAGTATGCTAATGCAGAATAAAAGGAGAAGATAAGATGGCTTGGAAATATGGTAACGTAGTCTTAAAGGTTGGCAAGGGTTGGACTGATGATGATGGAACTCAACATCCTTCTCAATGGGTAACTTGGACTGCTGAAAGAAAAACAGCTAAAGGAGTGTCGTGGGAAGATGACCCTACTCCATTAGGTTATTTTGACAGCTACTATTATTATGGTTGGAACTCTGATGGTGATGCCTTGTTACCAAGACCACTTGCAGGATTAAAGATAGCAAAGGTAGATCAAGCAAAACAAACATCAGCAAGTTCATTAAAAAATACTGATTGGTATGTAACTCGTAAATCAGAAGTTAATACAGCTATTCCTTCTGGCATAACTGCATACAGAACATCAGTACGAGCAAACTACACAACACTCAAGACAGCAATAAACAATGCTTCTGACATTGCAGGATTAATAGCTTTATATGAAACAGTAGCAGGTGCATCAAGAACAGCTAAAGAAATAGATGCAACATCATCTAGTATAGTAAGCACATCGGCTAACACTATCACAAGTAATGGACATGGATTTGTTAATGATGAGCAAGTTTATTATGATGTAGGTCTTAACTCTGACAATGAAGAAGCATCAGTTATAGGTGGCTTAGTAAATAATACAACGTACTTTGTAATAGCGACTGCAACCAACACTTTTAAGTTATCAGAAAGTCATAGTAATTGTGGAGACGAAGCCGTTGTATCACTAACAGGAGTATCAAGTGATGGCACAGCACAGACGTTTATTTCACGAGGTAAGCCAAGTGCAGGTCAGACATTTCCTAACAATAGTATGCCTAAGTATAGTTCTTAAAAAAGAGGGTTTTTAATGGCCTTAACAAAATTACAAATTAAACCAGGAATAAATAGAGATGTTACAGCTTACTCTAACGAAGGTGGCTGGGTAGATGGTGATAAAATACGTTTTCGTCTTGGCTTTCCTGAAAAAATAGGTGGCTGGGAAAAGTTTTCAGAAGCAACTTATCAAGGATCAGCAAGAGCATTAAAAAATTGGATAGCGTTAGATGGGTCTGATTATCTAGGATTAGGCACTCATTTAAAATACTATATAGAAGAAGGAGGAGCTTTTTTTGATATTACACCGATTAGGGCAACAACAACTAATGGTATTGTTTTTGCTGCAACTAATGGCTCAAAAGTAATAACAGCAACAGATAGTTCTCATGGAGCATCTGAAGGTGACTTTGTAACAATAGCGGGAGCTGCTTCTTTAGGTGGAGTTGTTACAGCAGCCGTATTAAATGCAGAGCATCAAATAACAAGCGTTCTTACGGCAAACACATTTACTTTTGAAGTTAGTGCCGCTGCAAATGGTAGTGATTCGGGTAATAGTGGTTCAGGTAGTGACGCTGTTTATCAAATAAGTGTCGGCTTAGATACTGAAATTGGTGGAACTGGTTGGGGTGCTGGAGCTTGGGCTAGAGGAACATGGGGTTCTGGAGCAGATTTAACAACCGTTGGTGCTTTACGTTTATGGTCGCATGATAATTTTGGAGAAGACTTACTTATTAATCCAAGAAACGGAGCGGTTTATTATTGGCAGAAAACAGAAGGATTAACTGCAAGAGCAATTGAAATTTCAACAATTGGTAATTCGACTAACGCACCTAGTCTTGTTACTCAAATAATGGTTTCTGATTCAGACAGACATGTTATTGCATTTGGTTGTGATGCCATAGGTGGAGGAGGAGTTCAAGATCCATTACTAATACGTTTTTCTAATCAAGAATCATTAACTGATTGGACACCAACAGCATCAAATACAGCGGGTGATTTAAGAATTGGTTCTGGTTCTAAATTTATAAGAGCTATACAAACTAAAAGAGAGATTGTTATTTGGACTGACAACTCACTTCATTCTATGAGGTTCATAGGTCCTCCATTTACATTTGGGATAACTCCCGTTGCTTCACATATTACCATTGCAGGACCTAATGCAGTCGTGGCTGTTGAAGATATAATTCTTTGGATGGGGAAAAATTCTTTTTACATTTACGATGGTAGAGTTAAGCAAATACCTTGCACTGTAAAAGAAGAAGTATTTTTTGATATGAATAAAAATCAATTAGATAAAATTTTTGCTGGTGTAAATTCAGAATTTGGAGAAGTAATTTGGTTTTATCCATCTAATTCTAATTCTACAGCTAATGGTGGAGATGGACAAAATGACAAATATGTTATTTATAATTATAACGAACAATTGTGGTATTATGGCAATCTCAAAAGATCAGCTTGGCTAGATAGAGGATTAAGAGATTTTCCTATAGCTACATCAGATGGACTTGTCTATAATCACGAAAAGGGATACGATGATGATGGTTCTGCCTTAAACGCTAATATTGAATCAAGTCAAATTGATTTTGGCGAAGGCGATAGGTTTTCTTTTATTAGCCGACTAATACCTGATATAACATTTAATGGTTCTACTGTTAACAATCCATCCGTTAATATAACTATTGAAGGTCGTAATTTTCCAGGAGGAGATTATTTGCAAGCAGATACTAGTGCTGTAACAAGAACAGCCATTTCAACAAGCACCGTTCCCTTTGAACAATGGACAAATAAGGCTGATATAAGAGTTAGAGGTCGATCATTTAATATTTCTTTAGCGTCTACAGATTTAGGTGTTCGTTGGAGGCTAGGGTCAACTAGAATTGATGCTAGACCAGATGGTAGGAGATAATGGCTAGTAACATTGTACCATTTCCTAGATTACCTACTCCTCCAGATGAAATAACAGTTGGTTATTTAAGTGATTTAGTAAGGTCTTTAGAGGTTATAATAAATCAATTGCAAAACCCTCAACTTAATTTTCAATCAATCCCTAATACTGGCACTGGTAACATATTTAATATAGGTGATATTTATGTTGGAGATGGTGGTTTTTTAAAAATATTAGAAGGAGGTCAAGCTCTCACAGGAGCAGTTTTTGCGACATCTTCTGTAGGAACAGTAACGGTAGCCGTAAGTTAATAAAGTTATAGCCTTGTGCTAGATAGTAAATAATGTTAAAATTTTAGTGTTAATAAGGATTAAATATGCAAAATAACATGTTTCAAGCTCAAACAGCACCTAATAATTACTCTCCTATGAACAATATGGGGAATAATAACATGTTTCAAAATCAACAAACACCGAACAATTATTCGGGTATAAATAACATGGGTCGCTTTGGTGATAACCAAATGGTACATGCACAATCTGGTGAAATGATTGTTCCTCAATCTGTATTGCAACAAAACCCACAATTAAACATGGGTTTAAATCAAGCCTTTCAAAATCAAGGTGTTGACCCACAAAGACAAATGGTTGGGTCTGGACAAAATAGTATAAATCCAATGACAGGACAACAAGAATACTTTGATTTAGGTAAACTTGTTAAACAATTAGCTCCTATTGCTTTATCAGCATTTGCTCCTCAATTAGCCGCTGGAACTGCACTTGGAGGCATAAGCCCTTTCTTATTAAGAGCAGGAACTGGTGCTTTAGCAAGTAAGTTAGGTGGTGGCAAAACAAAAGACGCTTTGATGGCTGGATTATTATCTGGTGGTCTTGGTGCTATGTTTGAGGGTGCAGGTTCACAAGCAACACAAACTGGTGCTGGAAAAGCTGGAACAACAGTAAAATCACTTGGACAAAATACTTCTCGTAATCAAGATATAGCAGCAGGAATGGTTGATGCTACAAGCAAAACAGCAACTGATCTTGCAAATCAAAATGTTCAAGGTGCATCCAAATCTGGTGGGTTTTTAAGTAATTTTTTAAATTCAGGTTTAGGTCAAGGTCTAAGTGCTGGGTTATTAATGCAATTATTGTCAGGTGATGACGAAGACGAAGATCAAAGAACAGAATTTGAAAGAAGACCTTTTGGAGCTGGAGGTCCTGGCGGTAAACTTGGTGGTATAACATACGCTAACATGGGTGGAGAAATGAGTTTCCCTCGTAGAAATGGTGGTATAGATCCAAGCGAAGGTTCTGGACGTAAAGATGATGTTCCCGCTATGCTTATGGCTGGAGAGTTTGTGCTGACTAAAGATGCAGTAAAAGGATTAGGTGGTGGAAACCAAAGAAAAGGTATACAAAAAGCCTATAATATGATGAATCAATTGGAGGCTAGGGCATAATGGCAGTTCAAACCGTTGAAAATATACAAAGATTACCTCCTGAACTTGAAGGTCTACAAAAACGTCTATTAAACACTGGTTTTGGTGAGTTTGATGGTGCAACGCAAACAACTCCAGGCTTATTAGACTCTCCGTTAAATTTACCTGATTACCAAATAGCAGGAATGGACCCGCTTCGTTCTTCTGCGATAGGGTTAGGCGAATCTATGACAGGTGCTTACCGACCTTTTATGGAAGGAGCGTCTAATCAATCACTTGCGGCTCAACAAGCGTTAACAAGTGGACTAGGTTTTTTACAGCCAGATGCTGTGAATCAATTTATGAACCCTTATCAGCAAAATGTTATTGATGCGGCAATGGGTGAAATTAATAGACAAGGTGAAAGACAAAGACAAAAAGATGCGTCTTCAGCGATACAATCTGGTGCTTTTGGTGGAGGTCGTGAAGGTGTTCAAAGAGCCGAAACAAGTAGAGGTTTACAACAAGTTAAATCAGATACCCTTTCAAAGTTAATATCAGCTAATTATGCACAAGCTCAAAAAGCCGCTCAAGACGCTGGAAGATTATCAGGGGGTATTGGTCAAGCGTTTGGAACTTTAGCTGGCACAACGTCAGATTTGGGTCGATTAAACCAAGCTCTAGGTCAAGCTGATGTATCTCAATTAAGTCAATTGGGTGCAATGAGACAATCACAAGAACAAGCACAATTAGACGCTCAAAGACAAAATCAAATGCAGGGCTTGCAAGACCCTTACACAAGACTGCAAATAGGTCAAAACTTAATAGCAGGTTCTCCAAGTGCAAGTATACCTTCTACGTTTACGCAAACTGCAACACCTTCTGCTAATCCATTCTTACAGGGTGTAGGTGCTTACACAACACTATCTCAAGTAGCACCTTATGGTTCTTCTAGT